ACGCGCCCGTAAAGCCATTGCATGTAACGCCCTGCGCCGTCCGCCGAACTCTCGACGCTCCACACATCTACGCCCCATTCCGCCGCCGTGGCCGGCATGAATTGCATTAGCCCCCTAGCCCCGACCGGCGACACCGCCGCCGGGTTAAACCGGCTTTCCTGCCACGCCTGCCGCACCAGCAGCCCCAACGGAATTCCGTAGCGCGCCTCCGCCGCATGTAGCGTTTCAATGATGCTCGAATATGCCGGATTCAAAAGCGCCGCCTGATACCGACTCGACCCCATATCGACCCCCAAATACTGATTAACCGTCTCGCTCAGGCTGTCCGCCAGATCGGCCACGCCTTCACCCACGCTCGCCGCCCGAATGGCGCCGCTCTTGATCGCCACATAGGCGCCCGCCCCGAGAATCAGCACGCCCGCGACCACTGCGACCCTCATCCCGTGATCGCCTTCACCAGCCGCCTAAACCATCCCGGCTTTTCCGTCTCCGCCTCGAACCCTGCCGGCGCGTCTTGCACCCCGTCTAGGTTTTCATCGACTTCCGGCACGGCTTCCACTTCCCACACCCCACCGCGAAAGAACGCGGCATAGCCTGCCGCGACCTCTGCCGGCGGTTCCGCCGTTGTGGCGAAACGCGGAATGAGAAATGCGCCCGGTTGCAATGGCGATTCGTCCGCGACGCCTTCGCCAACATACAGGCCGGTTTTCCCGTCGAAGTGATAGACCTTCATTGTTTGCAGTCCCATTTTTCAATCCTCACGGCGCGTAGGCGATGCAGAACAGCCCGGCCACGTTGCGCGGCCTCGTCTCCGCCCCTCCAGACGACCCCGTTTGCGAGTTGTACGTTGATCCGTCCGTTTGTGCGACCCAGTAGGACGATCCCGCCGCTACATGGCAATGCGCGACCGTTGGGATGTACTTTTCGTGCGAGTGCCCGAGATTTCCCCCGGCCTGCACCGACCCCAACACGCGCCCTACATCGATTCCGCGCCCATCGTCCAGACCGCGCAGGAATTCGGCGCGTAAATCGATAGTTGCGAACGTTGAAACGCCATCCCCGGCCCCGTACGTGGTCCCGATTTTCGAGAACAGCCACGCGTACACCGTCCGATCCAATAGCGCGCCGTTGGCCTTGATATACCCTGCCGGCGGCGTTGGCCCCGGATGCCATATAATCAGCGTCCTTTCGGCTGGAATGGCGGAAACGCCCACGCCTTAACCCTCGATTACAACGACGTTTGCATTGTTGGCAATATCGCCAATGGCCTGAATTTCGTTTTCAGGACAAAAATTCGCGTCCGCCACGAATGAACCGCCCGCCGCGATTTTCAGGCCGTTGGACGTCGTCGCTGCCCCGGCGCCGAAACTGATATACACGACCCCCGCCGCGTCTTTGTTCTGAATGAGCAGATAGCGCCGCCCGACCTTCGCCGCCAGCAGTTGCGCGCTGGCATTTGTGACCGTCTTTTGACTGTTCGCCACTTCGCCGCTGGTGTTCGTCACCGTCACCTGACCGTTCGGCGGCGTATCGTAGCGAACCTCACCGGAAACCCGCGTAACAAATGCCACCGTTCCGCCGCCCTCGCTTTTCATGCGGATTCGGTCAAACGGTTGCGCCGTGGTTTCCGCGTAGCCGGCGCCGATGTTTTCCGCTCTCCCGACCTCCGCGCCGTTGCGCATGAAAATAACGGATAGATCCGGCCTCGGCGCGACCAGCAGGCGGAAAAATGCCGCCAGTTCGTTGAAATCAACAAAGACCCCCGCCGCCAGTGTTAGCGCCTGATACATAGCTATCCTTTCTTAAATGCAAATGCCGCGACTGCCCCGGCCACCGCCAAGACAATCATTGTTTTTTGATCTATCGACCCTTCCCGATCGTTCGCCGCCGTGTTAATCGCCTCGACTGCCGATGTCGCCTGCTCTTGCGTTGTCTTGATTAGCTCCCCGCCTTGCGAGAACAGATCCCCGGCCAGATTCAACAGCGATTCGAACCCTTCCCCTAGCCCCGTTACCCCGACATTCACCGTATCCAGCGCCTGCCCGACAATCCCCGCGTCCAGCGTTTGAATGTTGATCGTTGAGTTATCCGACGATAGGCCAATCGCCCCCGCGTCCGCGACAATCCGCCGATCCGTTACCGTCGTCGTCGTATTCGACGTTGACGACGATTTCGACGACCCGCCGCCGCCGCCGCACACGTAACCGCCCCCGGCCTTCGGCGCCGTGGCGCATTCCCCGAACGGCAACCCTGCCGCGTATAGCTCGCGCCTGTTCATTGAATTTTTTTCCTTAAGACCATTTCAACGGCCCCGTACCCCTGCCGCGTCATTTTCTTGACCAGCCCCGGCCTTGCCGTATGGAATTGCACCGAATGACAGTTGATAAACTGGCGCTCTATTTGCGGCACGATATTAACGACCAGATCGAACCCGGCCATCGATCCGGCGCCGGCCACGATCACGCCGACATTCCCCCGCGAATCCCGATCAACCCGCAACATGTAGAACGCTACGCGCTGGCCTTCGGCTATCACCTCGAAAAGCCGCGCGCCCTCGTTCTCAATCTGGCGCCGTAAATCCTCCGGCACCCCGAACGGAATCGCCGCCTGTAGCATTTCTGCCGCGTCAGGCGACCACTCCGCCGGCTTGATCGTTACTTGTTTTTCAGCCATTTGACCGCCACGACCGCCGCCAGCACCATGCCGGCAAGAATCAGCCAGTTCGGCGTTTGTGAGTCCGAATCGCTTGACCCCTCCGCCCGGCTCCCCGACGTTGCCACCGTGAAATCAGAGAAATCAATCCCGGTACTCAGTTCGGAGTATTGGCTTGCACTCGACGGCGCCGCCGCCGCCTTTTGCCCCGCCGCATTGATCGCCGCCGCCGCTAATGGAACCCACGCCATCAATCAATCCTTCAGCATCATGACGACGGCAATCAACCCGCCAATCAAGAGGATTTGCGAGAACCCGCCGGCCTTTGATGCCGCCAGCGCCGCCGCTTGCTGGTTAGCCATCAAGATGCGCTGGCCTTCCAAATATTGCTGCCCCTCTTGATTTTGTTGCATCAGCGTTTTTTGCTGCCACGTACTGGCGTACGTATTCAGAAGACCGCCGAACAGATTAAAGGCGCCCGAAGAAAAATCAGTGCTCCCGCTGCTCGTGTATTCGGGATACTGCACCCCGAACCACGAGTCGGAATCATTGACGTTTCCCGGCCCGTAGTCCCAACCATCCATAACGCGCCCCCCTTACAGGTTGCCCAATGCGTCCAGATACTCCACGATCACAGTGCCGTTGTCGGCTCCCGCGAAATCGAAAAGCCATTCCAGCGACTTGGCATCCCGCGTATCAAACGCCTTTGTAATGGCGCCGTCCGCGACAAAATCCAGCGTGTATGTATTCGCCTGCGGCACCCGGCCATGCTGCTTTTGCTGGTACTCGTTTTCGGCCTTGACGTTTTCCATCACCGTTAGGCCGTCAAGCTTGACCGTGGCACCCGTCATCTGGCCCGAATGCACGACGTGCACCCGTTTGATGATCGCCCCGTTCTGGTTGCCAAACGGCAACTGGAACGGCAGGCGCCCGCCGTTGGCAATGCTAAACGGATATGACAGCACCTTACCCAACAGCAGCGCGAACGGCGCGCTGGCGCCGCTCTTGTCCTTTTGCGCGCCCGACTCAACCAGCTTCATCACCAGCGTTGGCGCGTCCGCCCCCTCGATCTTGACTTCGAAAGTCAAATTGGCGATGCCAATCGACGTGTCGAAGGCCGACACCATCCGGTCAAACTCATTGTTCAAACCGTAATCGGCAAAGTGAATATCGAGAAACGCGGCATCCTGCGCCCGGCCCCGATAGGCGTTCAGCGCGTCGATAATCGGCCCCGTTGTATCGATTACGGCTTTTCCGTTGGCCTTCATGCCAAGGCGCGTAATCATGGCTTTGGTAAAGTCGGCTCCGCCCAGTTTGAGCGACACCTTTTCCAGCGTGCGGCCCGGCGTAACATTGGCCGTTGCCGTGCCATTGTTCACGACGTTCGAGAATGGCAGACCGTCACGGATAATTTTTCCGATTCCCATGTCGCCCCCCCCGATTAGATTTGGTCTTGCAGGTACGGCACGCGCTTGGCGACGATCACCGCCGCAATGGCGACAGCGCCACCCTTGACGGCAGCAGGCCCGAACTTGTACGCGGCAAAAAGCATTGCGCCAGCGATAGCCAGCGATTGAAGATCACCCGAAGTCATTTTTTCGCATCCTCCATGTAAATTGATCGGCCCCCGTTGGCCTTGCGACATGACAGACGCAATTCAACGCCAAAAAAAACGGCCTGAAAATAGGCCGTTATCCTTACCGTTCCCGTTACCGGGCCTTGACATCAGAAGCGTAATTTGCCTCTATCGATTTTTCCTGTCAGCGCGCAAAATTTCACGAATTGCAGCGGCTCCAAGGCGTTGATTTCCGCCTCCGGCACCCGCGTTTTTCGGCTCAGATAGCGCACGTCATCCCCCGACGACTGGCGGAAGATGACGAAGGCCGACGCATTGCCCACTGCGGTTTTATCGGCCTCGCTCCACCGTTGCGAAATCGCATAGATCGAGATGCCGCGCTTCAATCCCCGACGCAGCAGTATCCCCCAGTTTCCCGGCGCCTTTGAAACGCTTGTCACGTCCGCCAGTTCTTCCGCGATGCACGCCAATGGCGCGACATAGCGCCCGGCGTACATGACGCACCCGGCCCAAAAGTCGAACTCCTTCTGGATGTCGCCGCCTGCCACATAGGCCACCTTGCACCGCCCCGGCGCCTCCGCCGCTTTCAGCAACTCCGCCCGCGTTGTTACGCGCTTCCAGCCCGTCAGCTTCGACCATTGGTCCTCTACGTCCCACGCAAAGACACGCGGCAGCTTTTCCGTATGGCGCTTTGTCCATGCTGTCTTGCCGGAACGCGACGCCCCGGCAATCACGAACAGCGACCCGTCATCCGTTTTCAACGGCGCCCCCTGCCGGCGGCTGCCAGCCCTGCACCGCGCCCACCGGCAGCGGCCCCGGCGCCAGATCCGTCTTTCCGTCCAGATTCCGCGTAATGGCTAGATGCGCCTGAAAATCCGCCGCCTTCTTTTGCTCGATCCGCTTTCTCTCGTCCAGATCGCGCTTGACGCCGGCGTGCGTGGCGATGCCCAGTGGCAGCAGCACGACCGCCGCCGCGACCTCCTCGGCATAGTCTCCCATCAGCCCGCCTTGCAGCCAGCCGTGTTTTTTACACAGCGCCGCGACGACGCCCGCCGCCTGCGCCGTCGCCTCTTCCGTGTAGATTTCCCCGAGACTCGGCAGGATCGGCTTCGCAATGGCGACAAAGGCCAGCACCAGCCCGGTTAATTCCTGATCCAGCGACGGCCCCGCCGGCGCCGCCTCGACCTCGCCCGCCGGCACCGGCCCGCCGCCTTCCATCGCCGCCGCTTGCAATGCGGCCCGGTCCGCCGCCTGTTCCGCCGATACCTCGACAACCTGTTCCTGTCCCATGCCTACCTCCCGAGCAACAAATCAAACGGCGAGGATTTCGCCGGCTTCTTTTCCACCTTCGGCGCCGCCGCAGGCGGAACCGGGGCCTTCTCCGGTTCCGCCCTAGCCTCTTCCACCGTGGTTTTATTCGGCTCCTTCGGCGCCTCCCTCGGCGCCAGCGCGCGCCGCATCTTCGCGGCTTGCGCTTCCGTCCGCGCAAAGACTTGTGCATTGCACTCCGGGCAATACAGGTAGAGCTTTTCGCCGCATTTTTGCGCCTTGATTTCCGCCCGCTCGTGATCGCAGCACGGACACGGAATGATGCCTAGCACCTCACGCTTCGCCATGTTCCGCCCCCCTCAGATCAACCACTTCACGCGCCACTTCCGCCAACACTTCCCCAATCTCCTCGATTAGGTCTCGCATTTCGCGCGGCAGGAGCAGCGCTGCAGGCGCCCCCACGGCCTTTTTGATCTTCCGTTGCAACTCGAAAGCCCGAATTTCCACATCCATCTTTCGCTTCCTCCGTACAGTTATTTACACGAGTCCAAGAAACCCAAACCCCGACGCGCCCCTTGCCGAAAAAATCGCCAAGCTGCGCAACCTCTGAAAAACCATCACTTACTTCCACCGCTCGTCTTGCTCCCGAAACAGCGCCCGAACGAACAGCCACATCGACCCGAACAGCGCGACATACGCCAGCGCCACCAGCACCAGAAGAAAGACCCACATTTCGCTGAACCTCCCACCGATAAACCCGCGTGCAAAAGGCACGCCCCCTTACACAATCCCGAACGCCCCACACGGCCCCCGGCGATTCCTCCCCGTAGCGATTCAACGGCGCCGGCATCATTTCCTCCTTTTCGGCGTTGTACTTTTCCCCGGCCACCGTCCGCGCCACGGATAAAGGTCGATCCTTGCGCCGCACCGAAACCCCGCCCATCAGTTCCGTGTACCGCGCCCACTCGCCCACGTCCGCCGCGATGCGCGCCGCCTCCAGCCGTTCCGAATGCCGCTCGTCCGCTTTCAGGCGCCGCAACTCGCGCCACACCCCGACCGGCGCCCCGCCGATTTGCTGAAACTGGCGAATACCCCACGTTGCCGCCCATGCCTCGACGCGATGCGACGGCGTTAGCTCCGCCCAGTCTCCGCCCTCGATATCGCCTTGCACCTGATAGCCGCCACCATCGATATTTTTCGATACGTACTTTGCGACGTAGCCCGCCGCCGTTCCCCGGCTCCAATCAATGTCGACGGCCTTAAACCGCGCTTCTCTCGCCGCTGCGGTTTTCATTTCCTCCGGGTTTTCCTGCCGCGCATAGGCCGCGAAGATGTCGCACACTGCCGCCTTGACGGCCCCGGCCATGAACAACAGCAAATGCCAATGCGGCGTGCCATCGTGGTGCGGCTCCGCAATGCGAAACCCATAGACCGCCGCCCCGATCCGCGCCAGCTTGGCCCGGCACTTGGCCCACATTCCCGACAGATACCGCGCCGCCTCGCGCGGCGTCGTACCGTCGTACTTGGGATTTTCCGGCGCCCTGCCGTTGGCCGTCAGGCGTGCGTGCATCCTGCTCGGGCACGTCACCGTAAAAAACACCCCGACATGATCCAGACCCCGCGCCACCGATTCGAAGCCATTGATGCGCGTCATCAGTTCGCCGCGGCGAATGCGCGGATTCGATACGGCCTTTTCGGCCAGTTCGGCTAGGGTGAATTCCTGCCCGAATTGATTGGTTGCCGTGGTGTTTTCCAGCGCCATAGCGTTGCGCCGCTTT